ACACAAAATGGAAGCCAGGTTGTAGTGCGTGTAAGCAATCATTCAACTCCATTTAGTATTACTGAAAGTGATGGTCAAAGTTATAGTTATCCTGCTGTAGGCACATTGTTGGGTGTTACTCAAATTGCCAATGAACTTAAATCCAGCCAAGCTGATGTAACTATTTCACTATCAGGGATACCTGCACAATATATGAGTGATATTGTATCCAATCCAATTAAAGCGGCTCCAGTAGAAATACGCAAGGTATTTTTTGATACTAGTGGAAATTTCTTAAACATTGCTGGAAATCCAATATTAGAATTTGTTGGTGTTGTTAGTAATTTCTCTATTGATGAAAAGTGGACAAATTATTCAAGTCAAACAGTAACCAGCACAATTAATTTAACTTGTGCAAGTACCTTAGCGGTATTAAGCAAACAAGAAGCAGGACGCAGAACCAATCAAGCAGATCAAAACTATTGGTTCCCAGGAGATAATGCAATGAATCGTGTGGCATCATTAACAGATGCGGTATGGGACTTTGGTGGAACAGCACCTGTGAGTACAATAAATTCAACTACCGGTCAGGTAGTACAGGCATAAGGAAAAGATATGGGTTGGTTAGATGCAATAGGATCAATTTTTTCTTGGGCCGAAAACTCAAGCCTAGTAGGAAGTCTAGTCCGTGTTGCCGCGGCATTTGGACTAATGCGATTTATTAATGGTCTTACAAATAAAAATACTACTACAACAGTTCCAGATAATCGTATTCAAATCCAACCTGCAACAGATAATAAAATTCCTGTTGCATATGGTGCTAGTTATCTTGGTGGAACAATTTTTGATATACAATTAACCAATAATAATTTAAGTTTATGGACAGCCATAGCCTTATGTGAAACTACAGGTAATTTATATTCAACAGGTGCCGCTAGTCAAATACATATTGATGCAATTTATTTAGATAATAAACTTATTACCTTTGCTAGTGACGGTACTACTGTAGACCATACTACAGATGATACTGGGGTTATAGATTATAGGGCACAAAATGATTTAGGTATCTACTTGTACCAAGGTAATAGTAGTAGCCCCATGTTGCCAGTACAACCTGGTACTACAACTCCTATTTCCGGTACTGTACCATCAGCGGCTTATAGTATTATGCCTGGATGGAATAATACTTACATGGCGGAAAATATTGTTTTTGCCATTGTTAAATTAAATTATGATCAAAGTAAAGGTATTAGTACAATTCCTAACTTAAAATTTCATGTGGTAAACACCATGAGTTTGCCTGGAGATTGTTTGTACGATTATATGACTAATGATCTTTATGGTGCAAGTATTAATCCTAATTTAATTAATACTTCAAGCATTACTGCATTGAATACCTATAGTGCCCAATCAGTAACTTATGGTAATTTCCCTGCACAACAAAGATATGCTGTTAATGGCCTTGTTTCGACAAATAATAAAGTTCTTGATAACATGGACAAATTGGCCGCTACAGCTGGTAGTTATATTACCTATGATGTAGCCAGCGGCAAATGGAGTGTATTAATTCAACAGGCTGTTAGCCAATCATTTACATTTAGTGATCATAATATTATTGGTCAAGTTAATGCTACAGGTACAGCATTAGACAGTTATTACAATAGTGTTGAAGTACAATTCCCTTATGCATATTATAGAGATCAAAACAATTACATTCGTATTGATTTACCTAGTGCTGATTTAGATTATAATGAACCTGTTAATGTTCTTAAACTTCAACATGATTTTATTAATAATCAAGTTCAAGCGGCTATTGTAGGAAATATTATTCTTCGTCAAAGTAGAGAAGATCTAGCCGTAGAATTTAAGACAGATTTTTCCAGTTATAATTTACAAATTGGAGATGTATTTGGATTAACCAATGCAACTTATGGATTTACTAATCGTCAATTTAGAGTTATTAAATTAGTTAAAAATGAAGATGACCGAGGTGAATTAACTATAACTGTAACTGGTCTAAGTTATAATCCAGATGTTTATACTGTTGATACCATTGATCAATTTACTCCATTATTAGGAACAAGTAGTAATCCTAATTTGGCGGCAATCGGAACTCCAATTGCACCTACAGTAGCAAGTTCAACAATTTCAAGCCAACCAAGTATTACAATTACAGCTACGGTACCTAGTGGTGTTGTTACAGATATGGAATTTTGGGCATCAAGCGATAGTGTAAATTATGTGTTCCAAGGTTCTACTCGTAGTGCCAATAGCGGACCATTTACTACCGGTTCAACAACAAGTTTTAAGACTGTTGAATTACAAACAGCCACTTGGTATTTCAAAGTTCGTGCAGGTAATCAACAAGGTACAAGTAAATTTAGTCCAGCGAGTGCAGGCCTACCATTTACCTATGTACAAGCACCAGATGTTCTTCCATATAATGCCAGTGTAGTAGATAGTAGTGGCAATAGTCTTTTAAGTAGCACAGGTGCCAAATTAGCGATGGGTGCATTGGCCTTTTATGTTGCTGGTAAAATCAATTGGGGCGATATAGCTAGTAAAACTGCCGATCAATTGGCTAGTTTATTTGGCATTAGTCCAGATACTGTTGCCACTGTTAAATCAGCTGTCAATAGTACTTTTAATGGAAGTGTTAAAGCCGGTACAGGTATTGAAGTTAGTAATGATGGTACAGTTAGTCTAGATCCAACATATATTAATAATCAATCATCTGCAACTTGTAATTTAACTTTTGGTACATTCTTTCCCGGTGATTTATCTACTTCAGATAGTACTATTCCTGTGGCTAATTCAAGTTCTGATAGAGCTCCACATGATGGTAACTATTGGTTTAGAATTACAGGAAGTTATACCAATGCGGCTTATACTGTAGGTTCTGGTAGTGCTAAAATTTATAAAACAGATGGAACTTTAGTAAAATCCATCAGTGGTAGTAGTATTACTATTACAAATGGCAACCAAGTAAATTTATCATTTGGTTCTGTAGATATTAATACTGATTATTATATTCTATTAGACAAAAATGTTGTAACAGATGGCACTTGTCAAAGTCCTGCAATTAATGATCCCTATAGTTGGAATTTTCATACAGCAGATCCACAAGATGCTGTAACTCCAACTCCTCCAGTAGTTTATCAACATCGTGTTTGTCCTCCTGTTAAAATTACAGGATTAAGAACATATTTGTTTTCATATTACAAAATTAATCCACCAGGATTCAAACCAGGAATATATTCAGGACAAGTTAAATTATCACCAGATAATAAACGAGTTGATCCTGAATCGGATATTGGTATTGTATTCAACCAAGCTATTAATTTGACAAATGTAGGAACAATAACTATTAACAGTTCAAGTGGAGTATTTCAAACATTTGATCTAAGTAAGACATTTACCAATAATAAAACAGCTGATAGCAATTTATTATGGGCCAATACCGAATATAATGGTAAAAATCCACCTACATATGATAATGGAATTTTATGGATTAATCCAACTCAAGATATGACCCCAGGAACAACTTATTGGATTACAATGACCAGTAATTGTGTAATCAACAGTTGTAATACTGGTGGCAATGCTCAAGTAGCAGATTCAACAACTTTAACATGGACTGTAGACAATGGCACTAACTTTAAGTTATAATGCAATTAATATTAACCCTAATGGTTATACACCGATAATCCCAAGTATTAACAGTCTCGGTTTGACTCTTAATTTGGATCGTGATTCTTTAGTTAATCCTTCAGGAACAATAACTATCTATGATAGCAATAATAATTTATTAGCTACTATACACGGGAGTGATCCTGAAATATCAATAGGTAGACAATCATGACCCGTTTAGTTTTCAAAAGTAATCTTAGTTCTACAAGTAGTATCAGTTGTAATCTTGTTTATGCAACTAATATTAGTCTTGCACCAACTACACTATCTTCAACTTTTACCTGTGAATACCAACAAGGTATGACAGTTAATGTTTTTATTGAATCATTAAGAATTCCATGGCAATCAAATTCAACTTATTCAATTGTTGTAAATTCAGGATTTTTTACTGATTTATTAGGTAATAGTAGTCCTAGTCAAACAATATTATATACTACTGGCACCGGACCTCAAGATGCAGGTCATTTCTTAGGTTCAAATTCTGGATTAGATGCCAATGATAATACATATTTTGGATTTTACTTTGACCGCAATGTATTCAAAGGAACTTCTAATACTGCATTGGTAAGTCTTTTTTATAATAACAATGGTGTTGGAGTTTTATTAAACACATGGACAAATAGTCAAGCTAGTTTTTATCCAACAACATCAAGTAATGCATTTTCAATTAATATAACAGGATATTTGCAAGCTAATACAAATTATTTCTTTACTATAGATAGTAGCTTTATTAAAGATGTAGATGGATTAGGTAATAGTCCTATAGGTGGTTTAACATTTACCACAGCATCAGAACCAACATTCTTTGATTTATCCGCTCAAATATTATGTAATAGTTCAATATCTACTACTGCTAATCGTATTTTAGCATCTGATAAACTAATATATCTTAATGGTAATGCAACTTCTTATGTAGAAGATACATTATCACCTGTGATTAATTATCCATACATTACCGATCCAAATTATAATGGTAATGGTACATATACTGTTACTGTTACTGCAACTGATTCTAATGCATTAATTTCATTAAAACCTACAAGTCAGGCTAATAATTGGACTTTTAATTCATCTACCAGTACTCTTACCATGGCAGATAATAAAACTAATATTAATTTAATGTTAGGTAGTCTAGTCATGTTAACTAAAGTAGATTATGAAGGATATTTTAATTTAACTTATAGTGTTACAAGTCCTACTAATGGATCAGATTCAAAATCTCAACAGGTAAATCGCGGAACACCTTATGATACACAAGTAACAGGTATTCCAAGTTCTGTAAGTTATACACAAAATACAGTATCTACTGCATTTCAAACTATTCAAGTAAGTGATTTTGATACAGCCACTGGACTAACATGGACTGTACAATTTTCAACATTGAATATAGGTCAATTCCAATCTAATTCAATATCTGCTACTACATTTTGGAGATACACAGGAACTAAAAGTCAAGTTAATGCAGAATTGGCATCATTAATATTTTCTCCTAATTTAGATACTACTTCCAGTCAAACTATAACATATACACAATCTAAATCTGATAAATCTGGAACTCAAATTAGTCAAACTATTCCTATGACTGGAATACCAAAGGCTAAAACTACAACTTATTATGTTTATACTTCTACAACTTTTCCACCACAATTTGGAGGATATAGATTTATTCCTAGTCTAGCTCAAATTAACTATGGTACAATTGATATTTTATTAATTGGTGCTGGCGGTGGAGCAAGTAAGGATCCTAATTATTTTGGAAATTTGCAATCTAGTGGTTATACAGGATTTGAAGGCGGTGGCGCTGGCCAAGTTATTGAACAATTAAATGTCAAACTAACTCAACAAACATATAATCTTGGAATATTCAGTGGAGGTAGTATTGGTACTAATGGTGGTAATACCACAGGATTTGGATTTACTGCTTATGGCGGTCAAGTTGGTACTAATGGTAATCAAATAACAACAGGTCATGGTGGAACATCTGGTTCTAGTTATTCTGGTGGAAATGGTGCTAGTTTTTATAATTTTAGCCAATACAGCTATGCAGGTGGAGGTGGAGGTGGACAAACTAGTGTTGGACAAAATGCTAATACTAGCAATGGACAAGGCGGTCTTGGAGGATCTGGAGTAACTTCTGTTATATTAACTGTATACAATGGTACAAGTACAACTGTAAGTACTGGTGGAAATGGCGAAAGTACAACAGGTGATCTTGGTTACATTTATACCGGCCATATACATAATTCAGGCTGTCCAGTTTATGGATCTGGAGGTGGTACAATAGTTGGCGGTACTTACAGTAATGGAAGTTGGTCAGGCGGTGAATTATACATGTATGGTGGAGATGGACTTGTTATTGTCAGAGTAACAGTATGATAGATCTTAAAGAATTAAGTAAAAAGTTTTTTGATAATGCACAAGCTAAAGAAAGATACGATCAATGTCAAAATTGTTCTAGTTTTAATCGATCTATAACTATTTGTAATCAATGTGGTTGTTTTATGCCATTAAAAGTTTTTGTAACTATGGCTACATGTCCATTAAACAAATGGCCAAAAAAAGACTCGCTATAGCGAGTCTTTAGAATAGGTGTTAGGGAGTGTAGAGATAAGTGAAATGGCTGTAACACTTATGAGGAGATCAATATGCCATTGATCTATAAGACTTGGGATTATGATGATCAAAAATAACCCTGGGACAAGTATAAGCCTCCCTAACATTTTTATTTATCTTGTTCGCTTCTAAACCACTTAGAAAAGGCTTGTTGTGCCTGCGCACTATTCATCATAGTATTATCAGGGCCTTGTGATTTATGACAACTTTTACAATAATTACGCCAATGTTTAACCGGAGTTGTTACTAATCTACGCTCAATGACTTGATTAGATACTATTGCTCCGCATCCTAATTCACAAGCTCGATAATTTTCTTTTAGGCCAACAACTACATAACCTAATGTAGGATTATGATTAGGTTCTTCTATTTCAATTTGTTCTTCTTCGCCATCTTCATTGATAATAGTTTCACGAATAATTCTAGGCTTTCTATTAACTTTTTTCTTAGAAATTTGACCTGTGGAACCAACTAGATTGCCATCTACTACAATAGCAACTTGTTCTAATAATTGTTTTAATTGTTCTGCATTCATATGGTATTTAGATTCAAACAACTTTCAAACTCTTTTTTTTGAGTTTTTCCGAGTTTTTTAGGGTTTTTTGAAGTTTATGATAAGTACTATTATGATTCGCGAAATCACATACAACCTTAAGGAGATATTATGTCAGCCGCATCAACCTATTTAGAAGGCAAAGTATTGAACCATGTTCTTACTGCCACAGCATTTACTCAACCAAGCACACGCTATGTTGCTTTGTTCTTAAACACATCGGGTTCCGCATTAGCCCACTTACAAGATGGTACTTTAACTGATGAAGTCAGTTCAAGTGGTACAGGTTATGCTCGTCAAGTAGCAACATTTGCTGCCGCAAGCACAACAGGTTCAGGTACATCAGCTGTAACAACCAGCGCAACTAATGCAACTATAACATTTCCAACAGCTACAGCAGATTGGGGAACAATTACTCACATTGCTATTATGGATAGCATTACTGTTGGATCAGGCAATGTATTGTTCTTTGGTGCTGTAACAACAAGCAAATCAATATTAAATGGTGATACATTCCAAATTACTAGTGGTAATTTAACTGTAGCACTAGCTTAATTAAATATTTGGATACCTTGCATGGTGTAAGGTATCCAATTGATATCAAAATAATGTGCTTAATGCACAACTCTGGAGCGAAATAAATGACAACAAAACCATATATTGTTACCCGTGCAGGTAAAGGTACACCTTTATCTACTACGGAAGGCGACAATAACTTTACGAACCTACGCGACGCCACCGTAGGTTTTCAAGCAGACGGCGGAACAACAGTAACGAGCGACCTTAATGGTTCAGTTAACTTTGTAGCAGGTTCTAACATTACTATTAGTGGTGATGATACTGCTAAGACAATAACAATTAATGCACCTTATAGTGCAACAGGCGCAACTGGAGCCACAGGCGACACAGGTGCCACCGGCGCTACTGGTGATACAGGTGCCACCGGCGCCACAGGTAACACTGGACCTACAGGCCCTCAAGGCGATACAGGTCCTACTGGAGCTACTGGTGACACAGGACCTACAGGCGCTACTGGTATTCCAGGTGCTCAAGGTTATACAGGCGACACAGGTGCCACTGGCGACACAGGTGCTACTGGTGCTACTGGTGCTACAGGTGCTACAGGTGCAACAGGAGATACCGGACCTACTGGCGCTACAGGCGACACAGGTATGACTGGCGCAACTGGTGATACAGGAGCTACTGGTGATACAGGACCAATGGGCCCAACAGGTGCTAATGGTACTAGTGTTCGTATTGTAAATGCTGTTGCTAATGCTGGAGAACTTGCTGGTTATAACACATCAGGTCTACAAATTGGTGATGGTATTATTCAAGAAGACACAGGCCATTTACAAGTATGGACAGGTAGTGGATTCACTGATGTAGGTCAAATCAAAGGTGACCAAGGTAATATGGGTGCAACTGGTGCAACAGGTGCAACTGGTGCAACTGGTGCTACAGGCGCAACAGGTGCAACAGGAGATACCGGACCTACTGGCGCTACAGGCGACACAGGACCAACAGGTGCTACTGGTGCAACTGGACCAATGGGTGCAACTGGTGATACTGGTTTAGGATTTACATGGCGTGGTCAATTCAGCAATGGTACAAGTTATGCTGTAAATGATGTAGTCTATGACAATGGATCAAGTTATATTGCTGTTAATGCAAGTACTGGTCAATCATTAACTAATAGTGGTTACTGGCAGACTATTGCTTTGAGAGGCATGGATGGCAACATGGGTCCTCGTGGATTTACTGGTGATACTGGTGCTACTGGCGCAACCGGAGCTACTGGCGCAACCGGAAGCAAAGGCGATACTGGTGATACAGGTGCCACTGGTGCCACTGGTGCCACTGGAAGTACAGGTGCAACTGGAGAAACTGGTGCTACAGGTCCTACAGGTGCAACAGGTGCAACAGGTAGTGCAGGTGCTGATGCATTGTTTAATGTAGTAGGTGCTTGGAGTGGTGATGTAACTTATCAAAAGGGAGATGTTGTAACTTACAACGGATCAAGTTATATTCTTAAATTTAACTTGGCAGCTCCTGGAAACAGTACTGGTCTAAATCCAACTACTGGTCCTGCTTACCAATTGTTAGCCAGCAAAGGCGATACAGGAGCAACCGGTAATACAGGTGTTACTGGAGCTACAGGTGCTACAGGTGCTACAGGTGCTACAGGTGCTACAGGCGCAACAGGTGCAAACGGTATGGACTTAACTGCTAATGTAGCAACTGATGCTCCTTCTGTTTATAACACAAGTTATTTCGAAGGTACATTAGATACTCCAACAGCATGGAGCAAAGTGGTAATCAGTGGCGTAAGCTATTGGATGCCATTATATCAGTAATAGATATACGAAAGTATAGGCAATAAAGGGGGAGGAGTAACCCTCCTCCCTATCCCGTTTAACAAAGGAAAAACGATGACCAAGCCAGTGATAGTAACTCGCGCAACTAAAGGCGCACCATTAACTCGTACAGAGTTAGACAATAATTTCACCAATATTGATAATGCCACAGTTGGCATCAGTGATGGTACAAACTCAGGTTCATTAAGTCTTAATGATACCTTAAATTTCACAGCCAGTGGTAATGCCACAGTTGTGTACAATAGTTCAACAAAAACCCTAACAGTTGGCACTTCTGGTGGTGGTTCCAGTGCTTTAAGTAGTTTAAGTGATACAGATATTGAAAGTCCTACTATGTTTCAAGGATTAATTTATAGTGTACCTTTAGGTAAATGGATCAATGGAGATATTGTTAAATTAGTTACAGGAACAAGTGGTCGTATTAATGTTGATACAACCATTCCTCGTGCTCCAATTATTGATTTAGCTACAACAGGTGTAACTGCTGGAACTTATACTAACCCCACTACTACTGTAGATAGTTATGGTCGTGTGACCAGTATTGCTAATGGTTCAGGTGGCGGTAGTCAATTGGTATATTTGTCAGGAACTCAAAATCCTCAAATATACTCTGATAGCGGCGGCAATAGCAATGCTTTATTAATTACAGGTGACATAGTAACTTATAATCCTACTGGAGCTGTTACTTTAGTTAATGATTATAATAATCGTCACACATGGTTCAGAATTAATAATGCTGGCACTTATATAATTGAAATATTTGGAAATAGCGAAAATAATGGCGGTAACCAATTTCAATTAATTAGGACTTCTGATTCTGCTGTAATTAATCAAAATTATAGTGGATGGTTTCCACTTAATGGGTATTACTTAAATCCTCGTTTAGAAGCGGTGGTAACAATAACTTCTGCTACAATTTATTGCTTAAATTGTAGTGGTGCCAATACTATCCTAGGTCCAGTTTTTATTCAAGTAACAAAAATAGCTTAAAGGATAACCAATGACTCAAGACATCAGTTATTTTGAATCTGGTTATATAGACGATAATTATTTTGTCTATACAGCTGATGCCGAAGCTCATCTTTCTGTAACCAGTTCGATTAGGGCATTTGTTTCATCTCAATCATCTGCCAGTGGTCAAGTAATAACTGCTAATTTAGTCAGTACAACTTCAATGCCACGAGCAATACTTGATGGTACAACACGCTATATTGACCCATATATTATTAGTGGAAGTAATTATAGCGGAATTGGATTTGATAGTACCATTAAAAAGTTTGGTGCAAGTTTAAGATTCGATGCAAGAAGTATAGGAGCAACTATTGATGTTGGGCCTGTATTTGCCAATGGACAATTTGTTGCCTTAAATGCAAGTAGTCAAGGAAACAATTATACTATATCTAGTACTGATGGTGTAACATGGACCAGTACTCTTAACAATCTTCCAACAAGAGATCCATTTCTATCTAAGAATTTCTTAAAATATCTCAATGGCCATTGGGTAACAAATATTGGTACCAATTTTTATACCAGTACAGATGCTGTCAATTGGACAACTGTAACTTCTAATGTTAATCTTAGAGATATAACTTGGACAGGAAATTATTATATTGGTATTAATAATGATAGTGTACCAAGTTTAGAATATAGTACTGATCTAAGTTCATGGACACCAAAATTTAGTTATACTAATCAAACAATTAATAATGGTATAAAATCTTTTTCCATTAATTATGTTGATCCTGTAAGTGGAAATTCAACACCAGGATATCTAAATTTAGCATTAGGTCATGTTGTAGATAATCAAAATAGTTATGGACCAACTATTAACTATAATGTAACAAGGCAAATTACAAATTATACTGGCCCTGGTGCATTAAAGACCAAAGGTGTTAGTGGTTATCCGATAATCAATGCTAATTTCGATCAATTAAGACAATCTTTCTTAGATGCCGCATCTGATGGTACAACTTTAGTTTTAGTTGGTACCAGTGGATTAATTTATACTGTTGCAATTAGTAGTCTTGTTAATAATACTGTTTATAATACCACTGTTAATACTGTTAGTCTAACAGCTAGAACTAGCAATACAACAGATGATATTAGTGAAGTTAAATTTCTCAATAATGTTTACATTGCAAGAACCACTACAGGTAAAATTTTACATTCTACAGATGGTATAACTTGGGCAACACCATTTGTTCCTCAATTATCTACTCCTACAATTACAACTCCATGGGTAGATGGTACTATTGATATTCCAGGTAGTACATTTTATACAACCTTATCTTATGGTAACAATCAATGGGTAGCAGGTGAATTTATTAGTTCTGATTCTGTCAATTGGTCTAGAATTGATTACATTGGTCAAATACCAAATCAACAACCAAGTGTTTACTATGAACCCGGACAATATCTAAATCAATGGCGCACACTTGATTTTTGGTTATATGTAACTCCAAGCGATTTAACCAGTATAACTGGTGTATTATGGCAAAGTGCTTTAGATTCTAAAGCTGTAATGAATATCAACTTTGATACCAATAACGGCGCATTAAGTTCTTATTCTTCTTTTTCAATTATTGAAAATGATACAAATGGTAATAGTTTAGGAACTTATACTGCCAATAATGCATTTCAATCTGGACAATGGAATCATATTCGTGTAGTACATGATAATGAATTAGGTGCTATATTTGTTAATGGATCAAGAGTAGAACAATTTACTCCACAAGGTTCATTAGGATTTAGTAATACCCCTATGTATATCGGACGCCAATTTGGAGATGTTAGATATGCAAGACCCGCTTACTACATTGATGAATTTTTATTAACTAGAGATTTATTAAGTAGTCCAAATGATACTAGTTATTCAGTACCTACTGAACCATGGAGTAACGGTCCTAATGTCTTGGCCCTGTTACATTTTAATAATGATATCGATGATGATAACTTGCCATGGAATGGAGCATACTTACAAAGTACATTTAGTTTAGATTATGTACCTAGTGCCATTAGAGATCAAGCTCAATTAACTGCAACAAGTTCTATTACAGTCAATGTATCTGTCGTTAAATCAGCACAAATTCATTTATCTAGTACAACTACAGAATATGGTCAGATTAAAGTTCAGAAATCAGCAACAGCAAACTTATCAACAACAAGTCAATTAACTGCATCAGTTCGTCATGTTTCTACAGAAAATGCTCAATTGACATCTACAAGTCAATTGATAGCCAATGTTGCTAAGATTAAGAATGCACAAGCTAGTTTAACAACAACAAGTACATTTACAGTTTCTTATAATCGTTATAGATTAGTTACAGGACAAGGTGCATTTGTCAGCCATTCAACTGTACAATCTACACCAGTTAAGACAGTTGGTATAAATG